GTCAGACAAGCTGGTATACGTCAGCAATATATAGATCAAAGTGTAAGTTTAAATTTAGCTTTTCCAGCAGAGGCAACTCCTAAATGGATTAATCAAGTTCATTTAGATGCTTGGAAGAAAGGAATTAAAACATTATACTACATGAGAACTGAAAGTGTTCTCCGTGGAGATATTGCACAGCGAGCAATGGAAGATTGTGTCGCGTGTGATGGTTAGTTAGTTAGTTAGTAATATCAAAAAAGGGGATCATAACGATCCCCTTCTTTGGTTACAGGAACTTTGGGTATGGTACGCCCATTTTATTTTGTTCCTTATTCTTCTGTTTCTTTGTCTTTTTTCTTAACTACTTTTTTAACTTTATCAACACCTTTCTTGATAACTTTACCTACATTAGTTTTATCTTCATCTTTAACCTCTTCTCCTTTAGCTTTAGAAATATTTCTACTTAATCTTTTAGATTGACCTTTAGTTAATCCTTTCTTTTTATTTTTCTTAGATAACCTAGCTACTCTTCTCGCAGCTCTTCTTTGTTTACGAGATTTAACTTCAACTCCTTCAGCTGGTTTATGATCTTTCTTTTCGTTTTTAGGTTCTTCGTTTTTAGGTTCTTCTTTTTTAGGCTCCTCTTTTTTAGGTTCCTCTTTCTTACTACCATCTCTGTTGTAACCTGCAATAGTATCATCATACTTCCAACCTTTTTCATCATATTGCTTTTTTCTTTCTTCCGTACCTACTGCGGCCATAGATGATTTTTTAGTTGAACTACTGTCGTCTGATTTTTTTTCTGGATCTGGTGTTACGTGAAACGGAGATCCACCTTTTTGTGTTGCTTTGAACGGAGATCCGCCCATTTGTTTTGCAAAATTTGGTATTTTAAATGCCATAATATTTATTTTTTATTGTTCATATTTATTGGGTTCTGAGCGTTTTTCCCCATGTTAGTTTTTCTACCTTTTCTTTTTTTACCGGCTAATGCAGCTGGAATATCATCTATTTGATTTCCTACTTGTTTTATTGCATTACCTACATCAGCTAATTCTTTAGCTGTAAGTTTATATCTTTTTTGTACTTCTTTTAATGTAGCGATAGCTTTTTCATCTATAGAAGTTTTACTCCATAAATAATTCCACATATCTATCCAGTATTGTTTAGTTAATTTCCACATAATTATATTGTTTTATACTTTGTTTTTTTATATTCGTCTTTATATGCTTTAAGACATCTATTTCTATTATCTTCTTTTGAAACATATGATATGTGTATCCAATTAGGATTCATGTCTGTACCGAACTCCCAAATCATTTGATCAAAATCTAAATTTTCTTTTATCCACGCATACATTTCTGCGTTTGTTTTACAACCATACACATCATCAATATCAATTGCTTGACCTTTGCAATGTTGACTAGAAGCAACGCCTCCAATAGCTGTGTTAAGTTCAGGTGATCTAAAAAATGAATTAACTTTTATTGGTCCACCAGTCCACTCTCTTAATGGTTCAAATACTTTTTCTGCTAACAACTTCATATTCTCTACTTGTGTAGGATTAGGAGTGTTATCTATACATCTACGCTTAGCAGTGTTTGAGTGTATTGCTTCAGCGTAAGTTATATTCTTACTTATATTTTCCATATTAATCTATTTCAAATACCGCGTAAACATTTACATTACGCTTTCTACCTTTAGGAATACTAGCAATCAACTCTTTACGTTCATTTACTATTTCTTTGTCCGGGGTAGGGTAGTATTTAGGATTAGTACTATTTAGTTTTCTTTTTTTCATTTAATTAAAATTGACTTGCTGTATTTATTTCATTTATAGCTTCTTGTATTTCTTTTAACTCAACAGGTAATACAAGATCTAAACCTGCTTTAAATATAACTTCTTTAATACCATCTTTAAATATAATTAAAGTTGGTGCCATTCGTACTTTATATTTCTTTTTAGCTTCAGGACTAGTAGATATATCAGCTCTATAATATATTACATTTTCTAATTTATCCCAATCTCCAAACTTATTTGCATCGTTAAACTTAGCGTAAAACTCTACAGCTACTGGTAATGATTCATCATCACCAAAAGCTTTTCTTTCATTTATTTTACTATCAAAATTATCATCTGTAATCCACTCTTGAGCAGACATACTAAATGACATTAACAGTAAAATTATATTTAAGTATTTCATACTATCTTTGTTTACTTTGTATATCGTACAATCGTTGATCTATCTTGTCAATGGTTTCTTTTATTTCCTCCACATCTTCTTGTGTATCCATTATTGTCTGACGAATCAATTCGTCTTTTAGATCGTACTCAACTCTATCAATAACTGGCACAGGTAATTCTTTTGCCTGTGCTATATCTGCTTGTAATGTAAACCACATACCCGCTATGGTTACTATAAACGCTACGATCATTCCAATAGTTTTAAGATCTAATGTTACCTTAGTTGATTCCCCTATTTCCGGTGCTGCCATTTCCTTTATTTGTATTTGAATTTGATGGTGTACTTAAACTTGGTGATAACGATGGACCAGTTCCTGTATTAGCAGGTTTATTATATGTACCGGTCGGTTTAGTTGGTATAGTTACATTAGGAACAGTTATATTATTAGGTCTAGTTCCACTTGGTCTCGTATAATAATAGTTACCCCAACCCCATGTTCCATAATAAGGAGATGGTCTCCAGTAATTATGATAGTAAGGATAAGTGTGGTAAATATTTTGATAAACTCTAGGTCTTAACGAGTTAACATCAAGTTGAATAGTATCACCTTCATGAGTAACTGCTAGAACTTTAACTGTATTTTTTGGTGCTTGTGTGTAGGTTCCGCAACTAGCAAAGGCCGCAATAACCACCACATAAAGGACAATTTTCCATATTTTCATTATTTAAGCGTTATGTTCAGACCAACTGAACTGTTATATATTTTTGAATCCCAAAACTTAGTATATTCACCTTCAACAAATATTCCTATACTTTTACTAAGTTTCCAACCAAACTGTACTCCGGTTTGATAATCTTCCCACTGTTCTTTTTCAGCATCTTGTATTAATCCTCCGAGTCCCCAGTTATTTCTATTGTGATAACTAAAGTCTTCATCACCTTTTACATACTTATGATATGGTAATAAATAAGAACCATAAGCATGAAGCCAGAAGTTATTTTTATAATGATAAAAGTCAAAACCGAGCACTGGTGATATAACACCAAAAGCATCTATGTCTGCCCATATTTCATTATTATAACGATTCATAAGATCAGTAAATACTGTTTGTCTAAATTGTAAATCTGTATAAGCTACAGTTTCACCTTCAGGATTTATCCAATACCAATCAGATACCTCATTTCCATTTTGATCTTCTGATGTATAATAAATATCATCATAACCATAATAAAAACCAAGTGTGTACCATGGGTTGACCGCATATCCATCTGGTGTGGTTTCATTCAACCATATTTCTACAGGATTATAACCATAAGGTCTTTCATGTGTACGATACATAATTCCTCCTGATAAACTAAACTTTTTACCAATAGGTAATTTAGCTCTTAATTCTGCTGATTTATAATCAAAATTTACTTTACCCTGCTTTCTACTTTCTATCTTAACAATATGGTATTTTCCACTGTGTTTTAAGAAATATCTATGATTTTTAAACACATCATCTCTGACCCTTTCTTTTTCAGTATGAAATACATATTCAAATCCGTTAATAGCTGAATTAGGAGCTGTCATAGATACGTTAGATTCAGTCCCATCATAATATTGTTTACCCTTTATTTCATAATCAAATCTTGCAATTTTGCGAATACCAAAACCATAACGGTAATCATGATTATAATAATCAGTTCCATCCACTACAACAGGTACATCGTATAAACTTCCGTTAGGATTTGTTCTTACAAAATAACTTGGTGCATTTTCTTTTGAGTTTTTAAGATCTCCAGATACATAAAGAGTACTGTATTTAAAAAAATCTTTAAACAACTTTTTCTTCTCTTGTGCTTGAAAAGATAATGTCATTAATAAAGCAAGCGCTAGTAATTTTTTCATTAATTATTTATTTTTTTCCGTTCATATTAACAGGTTTAGGCCCCATATTAAGCTTTCTACCTTTTCTTTTTTTACCGGCTAACGCAGCTGGAATATCATCTATTTGATTTCCTACTTGTTTTATTGCGTTGCCTACATCAGCTAATTCTTTAGCTGTTAGTTTATATCTTTTTTGTATTTCTTCTAAAGTTGATATTGCTTTTTCATCAATATCAGTTTTACTCCACATGTAATTCCACATGTCTTTCCAGTATTGTTTTGTTAATTTCCACATAATTTTTAAAATTTTATTTTTGGTTTTAAATTTAAATCTCTATTAAAATCTATATTAGGACCGAAGTCTAATTCATTAGATCTTCCTCTTCTTGTATTACCTCCTTCAAGGCCTAGGTTCCAAGTACTATAACCCGCTAAGAACATAAGTCTTAATAATATTCTATAATCACTACTCATAGCATTCATTATATTTTCCATTTTTCTTTGAATTCTTCCTAACGGAGCATTTGTTACTCCTTCAAACAATTGAATAGCGAAAGCAAGCTGATATTTATTTTTCAAACTAAAACGACCATGCATTTCTACCAAATATTCGCTTTCCTTTTTATTCCAAACTAAAGTTTGATAAGCACCAAATATTTTTCTTAATTTTATATTTAAAGGAATTAAACCATCAGTTAAAGCTAAAGCAACTTCTTGTCCTTTGTATGGGGCTTTAGGATCATTATATGTATTATACATACCAAGCGCAGCGTTTTTAGCCCATGCAACACCTGCTAATTTTAATCCTCCACCTCTTAAATAGTTATCTAACCATCCCTGTATAAATCTTTGCTCTTGTTTATCATATTTACCAGTTGGCCACATTTCTTCTTCGTCATCAAACCACTTCATAAATAAAGCATTTTGTAAATAAGCGAAAATAGCATATTGAAGTCCGGCGTAATATGATATTTTAGTTAACTTATTAAAAGTACCCGTATTCCATTTATCAGTCTTTTTTAGTTTCTTACCTCTACCTTTTATAATATCTACTATATCTCTTTTATAAACTCTACCATATTGTAAAGGAGTGTTTTGAAAAGCTAACATCCATCTTCCCACCAATCCAGCTTGGTTCATAGATATTTTTGAAGGATCTCCAGATTGTTGAGTTTCTTCTGTTATTAAAAACCAATCATAATAAGCTTTTGTTTCTGCTTCCTTTTCAGTGAACCCATCTTTTATATAAGTATTAATTCTGTTTCTATAAAATGAAGCTCCACCAAACACAATTGCAATACTATCAAAAAGTCTAGTTAATAAGAATCCTCTTTTAAGCGCCCAAGCAGTAGCTTGTTTAAAAATTTCTACAGGGGTTTTAGCATCACTTTGAAAAAGAATAGCTTGAATTTCTTGTTCTTGCAAATCATTTAACATTCCTGATCTTCTATCTTGTGAATAATCAGAATTCCATAAATACGAAATATCTTTTCTTAGTTGAGGTAAATTAGCCATAGCTACACCAAAAGCTAATGGATTATTATCAGTCGTGTTTATATAGTTTAATGTAGAAACAAGCTGCAATAACGCTGATCTAGAATTAAAGAACATTGTAACACCTACAGAACCTCTTATCCAAGTCATGAAACCTTTTGTGGCGTTACCTAGTTTTTCATTTTTTTGTGTAGTAGCTGCTGTTTCAGTTCTATAAAGCATATCTTCTAAAGCATCTCTATATAATTTTCCATATACAGCTTCTATTTTATTTAAATTATCCGCGTTAAAAGCTATTTCAATTGCATAAAGATAATCTCTTAAATGCTTTCTTCTTTGTGTTACTTTTAACTTATCTGCAATATCCATCTGTATACTATTGGTAAACCAATCTCCTTCAGGTTCAATATATCCGTTAGGTTGTTTAGTTAATAGAGATAACTCTCCAGCAAATTCTCGTAGCTCTTTATCTTTTCTTACAAAGTTTGATAATTCAAATATGTTTTTCTTACTTATATAACCAGGTTGACCTTTACTAGGCATTTGAAATCTCCCTTTATTCCATAGATAAACTCTTATAGCTTGATCAATAGTAAAATCTTTAAATCCAGGAACTTGTTTTTTCAACCTATCTTTCATACCTGTATATTTCACCATTAAGTTAACAAAGTCTTTGTTTGTAGTATTTCTTGCTTTGGCTATATTTAAATGACCCATATTATAAGGTTCTAATATATTATCATATAACCAATCTAATTGTTGATCACCTTTTTTACCTCCTACTCTAACTAGTTGCCATAATAATCCTTTTAAATCCATATCACCTGGACCCAACCACCAGCTATTATTATATTTACCAAACTTTTTCCCTCGGTTTCTTGCTTCAATATTATCAAATACTTTCTCAGGACTTATACCTTCACCTTCAGCAATAATTTGATTTACTGCCACACTCATATCTGTACTATATTCGTCAAAATCAAAATCACTATTAAACTTAACATCTCCTTCTTCTAATAATTTTTTTGTAAGTCTACCTTTAGAATTTTCTATGTTTCTAAATTCAAAATTATTATAACCTTTAGAAAACTTATCTATTAAATAAAACGCTATTGTTTCATCTTTCATGTTACCTAAATTGGGAACAGAAAACTTTATAGAATTTTTAAGTTCATGGTTCTTAGATTTTATCTGTACATTTAATCCAGCATCCAGCATAACATTACCCATTAAAACTTGTTGTAGCAGAGTTCTTCCTTTAAAGAAAGGGCTTAAATCATTGTTGAAACTAAATTTAACACTAGATGATTTTCCACTAGCCATGTTATTTATAACATCAGCTATTACATTGTCATTTTTTAATTGATTATATAAGTTTGTATTTTTCCTACCTATTTCATTTAAAAAACTTTGACTTCTTAATGATTTTCTAGCTTGTTGTAAAACAAAAACATTACTTAATAATTCCATTAAAGCTGTTCTTCTATCAAAAAATCCATTGAGAGTTATTTCTCTACCAGTTTTCTCATTTATTTCTGTAGGAACTAATTGCTTTAATTCTTTCGCTGGTGTTTTACTATATTTTTTTATTATCTCCGTAGCTTTAATTTTACCAAAATATGTTTGTAAAAATAATGCTCTTGTTACTTTTTTTCTTTTAATTCTTCTACCTTCTTCATTAAACTCTTTTAAAGAGTCCGGCATCTTTTTAGCAGCATATGTAGCTTGTCCTGTTATAGGATCAAATGGATTATTAATAACGTCTAACAATAATTTCCAATGAGTATACATAAATTCATCTAAAAAAGGACCTTTTTTAAATGTAACTCTTCTTAATAAAGGGAATATAATTTTGAAAAGCTGTTCTTGAAAATTATAAAATTTAAGTGTTTCTTTATTTGCTGCTCTTAATATGAATTTTTCAACCTCTTTTATAAGCATGTCAACAGGTTTTTGAGGTACGCTAAGTGCTTTAAACGTTTTCAATATTCCTCTAGAACCTAAATCATAAACTTCAAAATCTTTTAATCTTTGTAGTTCCTCGTTTTCAGCTTTAGTTCTACCTTTTATAGCTTCTAATTCTAAACCTCTTTTTAAATCTCTTTTTTGTTGCTCTAATTCTTTTCTAATTTTAGGGTCTTCTGCAGCTGCTATTCTTTTATTTATAGTTGCATCAACATCGTCTATTGTTTCTAAAGTAATTGCTCTATCACCTAATGGTAATGTTTCTATAATAATAGGATCTCCATTTACATCTACAAAACCAAATATTGGATCATTTAATAATTCAACTAATTTTTCTTGATCTTCTTCAAACTTCATTTTCTCTTCACCAACATTAGATTCTTCGTCTACTTCACTTAAAGTTCTATCGTCTATTTCACTTGTAAATTTTTCAGTAGTAATTCCCGGTCTTTTTAAAGCTTGTTTTATTTTGTTATTAAGCTGAGAGTTTATCCACGCGTTTAAACTATCATTTTCAGTTATTAACTCACCTTTTGAATTTTTATAACCTTTCTCGTCTTGAGCCTCAACTCTTTTAGTTATTTCAGCTTTACTTAAACCTTTAGCAGCTAGTTGATCTTTATATTTATCTCTTAATGATAAAAACTCTTTATTAAAATTTCTGATATGTTTTAATAATTCTAATTTAGTTTCCCATACTAAATCGTCGAATTGGAGGCCAGGTAGTGAACCATATTTAGTTTCTATTCTGTATTCAATAACGTTTTCGTAATCTTGCAATATACTAAATACAACACTGTCTATACCTGTTTGAGTAGAAAAAACATCGCGATCATAATAATTATCTATGTTTCTTTTAAACTCGTCTGGTCTTAATGCTTTTTCTGCTCTAATAGAAAACTTATCATTAATTTTATTAGCTAAATCACTTTCTTCTTCATCAATATTAGCGGCAGCCGCAGCTGTTGTTATAGCTTTTCTCCTTGCTGCTTGTTTTTCCCTTTTTTCCTTTGCAACCGCAGCTGCTAATTTAAGAGTATCTAAATCCCTTTCTGCTTGTTGAGCTTGCTTTTCTTTTTGTCTATCTAATTTCCTTTTTAATTTAGGTAAAGTTTTACCTTGAAGCTCATATTCTTCTTTTTGTAAGTTCTCTTTTTCTTTTTCTGTTAACCCTTTTTTCTCTCCTAATTTTTTAAACGCTCTATTCCATTTTAGCATTCCGGATTTTACACTCTTGTTATAATCCTGTAACATATTATAAACAGCTTTACCACTTCCTAAATCTATATCTTTAGCTCCTACAAACTGTAATGCTCTTCTCCAAGAGTTTCTAATTTGTTCTATAGCTGAGGCATCATATTTTAAATTTACATCAGGATCTCCAATAGCTTCTGAGTATAAGTTCATAGCTTCTTCCCATGTATCACTAAATTTTTGGTTTAACATATTATCAGCTTTTTGTTTACTGATAATTTTGTTTTTTACTTGTCTATTTATTTTATCTTTAATAGTTTCAAAACGAGTTAAATATCCTTTTAATCTTCTTTTGAAATCAGATGGCATAACGCTTTGATCTAAATCATCTTCTAATTGTAAATCAAGCTTACCTAATTCGTTAAATAAAGCTTTACCTAATAGTCTACCTGCTTCAACATCATTAGAAACCACTTCATTTATTAAAGCGTGTAAAAACTCATGTTGAGCTGTTTGAGTCATACGTTTACCTTCTTTACTTTTTGCAGCATTCCATTTAAATTCAAGAGCATATTTAGTACCATCTTGAGTAAACATAGCTCCAAAAGCACCACCTTTAAAGAATCTATTTTTTAAATACCTTTCAAATTCTTGGTTAGTCATGTCTCTTCCCTTTTCTTTATCAAATCTACTAACCGTATTTTTTAAATATTCTAAAGCTTCTTCTTCAGATTTTAAATCTTTATAAATAGTTTTACCAGCAACACCAGCTTTAGCTGCTGCCATTATACCTTTTCTTTGAGCTTTAGTTAACTCGTCATAATAAGTATTATTTATTCTATCTTTTAGTTGTTGAATTTCATCATCAAAGCCTGTAAAACCTTTTGGTGCTTTTTTCTTATCGTTTTCAAGTTTGTTTAACTGCTGTATATCTCCTAGTATTGTAGAGGCAGCATTAGCTGACATATTAGGTGGTACATGATTTATCGTATTTCTATATTGATCAACTTCTCCAAGTAAATTGTCAACTTCTTCTTGCGTATAAAGACCCTGATCAATTTGACTTGCTAATAATTGTTTTAAATCTGATTCATGGTAAGCCATGTAAGCTAGTGAGTTAAACCTATCAACAGCATCCCAACCCATAAACTCTCTTATTTGTTGGTTTGAAGAGTTTACAATCTTTCCAGCCCCTGGCATAAATGCACCAGCTGTAAAAGATAATGCAGAAGTGTGTATAAAATCTTCTAAAGTGTAATTTGATTTAAGTAATTGTTGACCAGCTTGTCTATTTATATCAGCTCCTATTGCTAGAGTTTCACCAGCTTGCTGTATATTTTCTTGAAAAAGTTCTTTCCAACCTTCTCTCTGAATCATATCACCTGTTCTAAGAATACCTTTTCCAGTTTCTTTTAAACCCTCTCTGGTTCCAAATCTTTGACCTTGTGTTTTCCAAAACTCATTCCATCCTTTCCAGCCTTGTTTCATATAAGTTTGAACAGCTACGTCAATATTCTCTTTAACAGGTTTTCCAAATAATAAATTTTGAGCTTTAGTTTGAGGACTAATAGGTGCTGTAATAGCATACCAAAAACCTGTTTGAACAGAAGCGTTAGCAGCTAACTCTCTTGATTCATCATCTGGCAAACCAGCAGATCTAGCAGCTAATAAAGTATCTTCATAACCTCTTACAAAACCAATTGTTCCTTGAGCTATAATAGCATCAGCAACCTGACTTTTAACAGGTAGTGATTTTAAAAAGTTTTTAGTTGGACCTAAAACTCCTAACCCTCGAGTAAATTTACCAAGAGCAGCTTTTGTTTTACCTATACCTCTAGTTAAAGCTATTTGACCAAATAAATCCCCAATAACTCTAGATGATTCAAAGGCTAAACCAGAACTAGAAAATGAACTACCTGTTCTACCCTCTTTTCTTGTTCTTTCAACTATATTATTTCTTTGTTGTGGTGTTAAAAAAGATGTAGCTTCTATTTTATTTCCATCATCAAATATTCTTCCATCATCATTCACTAAATATGTTGTTCCGTACTCTGGGAATTCTAACATTTTACCTCTTTTATACGCGTATCTTAATTGGTCTCCTCTTTCAAAGTTATTAATTAAAGTATTACGTCTCCAGTTTTCTGCAATTTCATCAGTGTATTCACCTGGTAAAACATCCATCGCGTATGTAGCAAGTGGAGTAGTAAAGTCATGCCAAAAACCTACCCAAGCATTTGAACCTATTTTATTTAAAAATTCACCTGTTTCAACATTACCTCCTGAACTTAAAACTTTTTGATATTCTTTTTCTAATCTTAATTGATTTTGTTCTAAATGATTATATACATAAGGTGTTTCTGTTTTCATCCAATTTTTTATAAAATCTGGATTGAAATTTTTAGGTGACATGTAAAACTGTATTCCCTCTGTATCAGCGTCTTTAGTAGGATTAGCTTTTTCCCACATTAGTTTTTGCTGTAATAAATCTCTACTTATTTGTTCGTTTAAATATAAATTTAAACCTTGTAGTTTTAAAAGTTCTCTAGCTTTTAAGGCATTGTCACTATTATCATTTTCTATTTTAGCTAGTTGTTCTTGTAAATATTTCTTGTGACCTCTGTTTGCTAGAAAACCATTAAAATCTTTTATATTAAAATCGGGATCCTGAGATAAGGCGTCAGTACTAAAGAAACTTTCTATAAACCCATCATCTTCAGCAAACTCTTCATATATATATGGTTGGTTTAGTTTTTGTAAATCAATAATAGATTCTATTTGACCAGGTGTTTTTAATACAAATCTATCAACTTTTTTTCTTGACTCTCTTTTTAACCTTTCTACATCTGTATTAAATGGCATATCTGTTTGCCACATTATTTCATAAACCTCAGCATTAGATAATTCATATCCTTCAGGTGTTGTAATACCTGACATACCAGATATTTCTTTACTAGCATTTTTTGGCCATGCCGTATAACCAGGATACATACCATTTTGTAAATCACCAATTGTAATCATACCTTCTTCCAAAGCTAATTTAATACTAGGTTGATTAATAAAGGTTTGTCTATCAATTTTACCGTACACAGCATTATCTCTATCTTCTTGGCTATAACTATCAATACCGCTAGCTAATTCTCCTTCTAGTCCAGGAATTCTTTCATCAAATTCTCCTCGAATATTTTTTTGTAAATCAATATAATTTCTAAGAACCGCGTCTTTAACATCTTCTCTTTTAAGATCTTCTAAAGATAAATTAAGTTTAGTATCAAATTTTTCGTCTGAATCAAACCCACCCATTTTTCTATCATATTTCTCAATTTCTCTACTAAAAAGTTGATTTGTCATTTCAGTTAAATCAAAATCTTGATAACCTTGAGGTAAAGATGGGCCATACATATCTGGTCCAGCTTGTGATTTTGGTGAAATATACTGACTAAAAATACTAGTATCTAAAGCTATTTCATCACCCTTAGGTTCTACTGCTTCTGCTTCGGAATTTTCTGCTAACCAAATAAACTTATAGTCATCAGGCCAATTAGTTATGTCAACCCTTTGTCCATCAGGTAATTGATAGATCTCTAGTTCTTCCATGTTTTAATAATTCTTTTTGAATTCTTTTTTATAAGCTTTTTTCATTCGCTCTACGTACTCATTTAAAGTTTCTCCTTCATTCTTTTTATTACTAGCTTTCCAATCTGTAGCCCAAGCTAATTTTCTTAATTTACTCTTATTATTTATAAGTGATCTTTCAGTAGATGGTAACGTGTTTAATATATAGTTAAGTCTATCTTCTGCGCTATTAAAATCATAATCACCTACGGAACTAACTGTACCGTTTTTAATTTCAAATAATTCACCGGTTTTTGTATATTTGTTAAACGCTACTCTTGGATCCTTATCGTACTTTTCATAATACTCTCTATTTGTTGGTACTGCTGTATCTAATTCTTCTGCTGGAAGAGAATCTAACCAAATATCATATATTTCTTCTTTTGTGTAAATCTCTCTATTAGCCATTTTCTTAACAACTGACTTTGTTGCATCTAATGGGTTTACGCCTCCTAATAAAACAATGTCTTGTACTGTCTCAACTCTATAGCTCTCTGGAGTTTTCTCTGGAGTACCTTTACTTGGTTTGTTAATAGATTTATTACTTTCCATAAATATATTACCATTTTCATCTTGAGTTATCCCATCATAACTAGTTAAACTCTCAATCACGCTATCAAACAATGCTGTTTCCATAGCTAAGCTATCTGGCAATATTTCTTGATAAGAATTTTCAAATCCTTGATTTAACTTTTTTAAATCTATATTCCAAAAATTAGCTGTTTGCTGGGGTCCAGTAGAAACAACACCACCTATTTTCTGTTTTAAAAGACCAGCCATATCTTTCCTTAATAAATCTAAGTTTAATTGTTTTCTTATAGCAGCTGTTGTGTAACCTTTATTTAAATTTCCAGTTACAACTTCTTCACCTATCCAGTATTTATCAGATATAACCCCTTTATCATTTAATATACCTAAACCATCTCCTTCAGGAGTTTTTATTTTAGGATATAGTTTTTTAATTGTTTCATTAACAATTTGAGGAACATTTGAAACAAAACCAAAATCTTTTCCTTCACCAGTTCTAGCATTAAATGCTCTAGCACTCATTATTTTTTCTCTATATTCTCCTTGAACCATTTTTCCGTCTACTAAATCATGTTCGTATCCAGAAACCTTTATCATTATATCATTATTTTCTTCATCATAAACCATTTCAAATTCAGCATCATCATAAACTCCTCCCAAAGCATTAACAAAATATTGGTTGTTAGCTATTTCATTTTCATCATTTCCTATAATAGTAATAGCACTTCCAATAGTTGGAGCTTTTTCTTTCCAATAAGAACCTAATGCTGTAAAATTAGTTACTGTATTTTTAGTAAGAGATAATAAATCATAATAATCATTAATAGCTTTTTGGGCAGACTTTCTTTTTTCTTTATCTCCAAATTGAGTTTTTAAATAAACTTGAGCTTGTGTAGCTGTATCTAATCTACCTTGTAAAGTGTTTTGTAATTGATCTTGAATAGCAGAAGTTTGAGGAAGAGTTTGCATATTACTCATTTGCTCTAGATTCCATAGATCAGCATTGGTTTGAACTCTCTGCATATTTTCTATAACAGCTTTATATTCTTTTTCTTTTCTAGCTTCTTCTGCTTTTCTTGCAGCTTCTTGATCTTGACGTAGTTTGCTACCTGTTTGTAATACGCTTACCATAGCAGCGGCTGGAGGTACTGTTCTTCCTCTTTGTGGATTAGAATATTGACTGTAGTTTACATTAGGTAAACTAACTCCTGGTAAGGGATAACTTGATGATTGTTTTGTTGCCATAATTTTATTTTTAACCTCCTATTAAACCTCCTATACCACCAACTACTTCACCCAATGAACTATACATTTGAGCTTCTGCACCTGCTTCAGCGGTTCTAGCAGCTCTTAAATCTTGATTTGCATTATCTAACATACTTGCGGTTCTATTAAGTTTAGCTACTTCTCTTTGTTCTTGTGCTCCAAACATAAATTGTTTACCCATAACATCAGCTGATTGAAGTCTTTGTTCTTCTTGCATTTTAGCTTGGTTTAATCTTTCTTCTCCTTGAGCATATAGTTTTTGATTTTGAGCTTCTTGTAATTGTATACTAGCAGATACTTGTTTTTTACTTTGCAATGCTGCTTGGGCTAAAGCTGTAGCACCACCTGCGCTAGCTCCAGTTGCTCTTAATGTATCTAGGGTATTAGCTAAAGAAATATCAGCTTGTTCCGCTTGAAATTTAGCAGCTTCTGTCGCTACACCTAAATTAGCATATGTGTTTGATAGTTCACCGCTAGTATCTGTTACGTTTTCGTACGGATTTATAATAGGTTGTCTTGAGTTTTCTAGTGTGTTTAACTCGCCTTTAAGACGGTTAGTTTCTTGTTCAGCCCTTCGTCTATCGTCTGCGGCTCTTCGCTGCGCGGCTCCTGCTCCAAGCAAGCCAACTGCCCCGCTGATTACTCCTGATGCTGCTCCCATATTTATGAATATTTATATATTATGTTGTGTTTTTTATCTAATACTTTGTAGTTTAATTTCTTAACCTTGTCTACTATACTTGTATTAGCTGTAGTAGCCCATACAAATTTACAACCTTTACTTAAAGCTTTTTGAACCATATGATCAATTAGCTTTGTTATTAAAGTGTTTCTATCTTTTTCTCTATACTTTATATTAGAAATAACAAAATCAACATAAGCTATTTTAGCGTTGGTGTAATATAAATAACCAGCTGCTACTTTAATGTTTTTGTTAATAATAACATAACCCTTCTTAGGTAGACATTCTTGATCAGGGATTTTTAAACCCCAATCTTTCCACCAATTAATAATTTCATTATCACTATTGGTTTTAAATTTTTTTATTATCATTTAATTTAATATGATGATTGCACATATTCTGTAGATACTGCAAATAATTCGTTTGTTTGACTTGCGCCAGCTTCATTAGTAGCACTAAACGTGGCTATACCATAAAATCCTTTTACTCCAGATATATCAGCTCCATAAATAACCTCTCCTTGATTCACTGGACTAGTGTTTAATAAATTAGCAAAATATTTATTTTCTTTTGCTTTAAAAGTATTTTGTAGCAATGCACTTTCCATGTTTGCTAAAGTAGTAGGAACTGTATAAACATCTATTGAATGAGCTGTATCTGACGTATTAGTTAAGTATGTTACAAAAGAACTTAAAGCCCAATTACCATCACCTTCATAATTAACTGTTTTAAATGTTTTACTCATAGATGGTTGAGCATTAAATATTGTGGTAACAGTGGATATATTTTTTGATCCATAAAAAGCAGCTCTATCTATATTCTCTGAATAATGTTGATATAAATCCCCTGTTAAATCAAAACTATAAAACCTATTATCCACACTAAAAGTGTAAGCTGGAATATAACTATAGAAGCTAGTCCAACCTCTAGTTTTTTCATCAAAAGAAAGAGTAACAGCTCTTGCGCCACTATCTTTCCCTACAGATGGTTGAATTGATAACACATATTGTTTACTATGTATATCCCAACCACCTACTAATCTACCTATTTCACCCATGTTACTTAAACTTAGGTTATCTCTAAAATAATCATACATTCCATAACTAGATATCTCTGTTAAACCATCTTGAGATAATCTCATTACCGCACTTTTATTAGCATCAGTAAAATATTTTCTATAACCATACACAGCAAATGATTCAGGATTTGTAGCAATACCAAATTCACCCGCGTAAGATTGTACTTGACCTATAACTAAATTACTACTTGTAGTTATGGGTTGACCTTCAGCTGTATAAATAGCATCTTTATCTATTAAAGCTCTATTAACTTTATATTCTTGGAATATTATTAAATTAGTATCTTCAGCATATAGTAATTGTATAGTTCCTTTAGAAGGATCTACAGTTCTTGTTATCTCATTAGCAACTGAAAATTGATTTGTTTCATTAACATCTGTTCTAGAATTAAAAATTCCAGAATATATAATACTATTACCAAATGATTCTTGATATTTATTCTCAGTAGCTAAATAAGCTCTAGGAGCAATACCAGAAAACTTACCATTGAAATCACCTTTTATTCTTGATTCTTCAACATACCAATCATATTGAGCATTTGTTCTATCCATATTACCAGTAGAAGCATTCCATGTTTGGTTTATCTTCTTTAAAATATAGGTATTATAGTATTTTATCTGTAGTGTCGTTGCCATCTATTATAATCACTTATTTATTTAATATTTTACTATGCTCCTGGCCAGCCACTTGTTTTATACCAAACACTAGTGTGAAATGGTGGAACACCTGAAGCTCCTGTTACAGCTTGTGGACTAACTGGCGTAGGATTTCCTACTAAATCATAAACCAAACTTACTTTAGCACCCGCAGAGCAAGAATTACAAAGCGTCCATTCAAGTTTGCAGTTTATCCACGCGGAATCTTTAAAGTCTTGACTAGCTCCAAAAGCAGCAGACGCGTTATCACCTGGTACAACACCAGCGTTTGTAGCAGCTGCGCTTGGAGTAAACGCTTCTAAAGAACCTACTAAAGAATAAACTATTCCTGTAGTATCATAAGACACTGTGGCTGGTCCATTTGTTGGGCCTCCAAAACCATTTGTCCCATCTCCATAAGCTGGAGCTTTCATTGCTGAAGTTGAATCTGTATTGTATCCTCCAAAAGATGCATTTAATGCAAATGCTTGAGCAGGCAAAACAGTACCCTCTACTTTCATATATATGTATACTTTATTAGTTGTCCAGTTTTGTATACCTCCTACCCATATTGGTAAAGTTGCTGATGAGGATGAAGTTAAACAACCTGGTAACATAGGTGGTACACTTAACCAATGATTAAGTGGATTTATATAATTTGGATCACTTGCGTTTGTAGATGCCGTGTAATAGTTAGCTCTAACCCCTGTGTATGTTACTGCTGAAGGGGTAAATTGAATAGCTAATGTTTCAGAAGCACTAGTTCCATTTGTATCACTTAATTGAACAACAACCTCATGTAGTGTAGATGAAAAGAAATCACCTTGTAAAGTTCCTATACTACCACTTACATCTGCTTTTCTTTCTAACCATAAACCATAATAATTTTCTGGACTACCTCCAGCACAAGTAGACGCATTTTGCTCTGCTTGTCCTTTTATGTAAAAATACGTAGCAATATCTGTAGAAGCTAAAGGAGCAGAGGTGTTAGTACCTGTTATTTCACCATACCAAGCACCTGTTACAACACTTTGCCATCTACAACTTTGTATTGTCCAAACTAAATCCTTAGATTTATCACATGAATCACAGCTACCATTGTATCCTTTTACATTTCCTATTCCATTAAAAGCAGTACCTGTCCATTTTAAAATAGTAACGTCAGTAGCACTGGGTTGTGGACCATTTGCTAGACTTATAATAGGTGGATCATTTGCTAAAGTCCTAGTAAAACTTTGATTAGAAATTGTTCCGTCAGCTTGGGTAAATTGTATGTTAAATTGATATTTTTGCAACCATTCAAAACCAGTTAAACAAGCATTTGTAGCTGTGTTTTGTAACTTCCACGCACCACCACCGGCAGCTACTATCTGAAATTCATTATTCCTATTAACACTTGTATCTAGCTGAAAAGATACATTGTCATAAGAATAAACAGATGATAATATAGCTGTAGTGCTTACATCGTTACCTTGAGGTGTTTGTGCGAAAAAAGCTGTTGTTATATCAGATCCCGCGCAATCTCCTTCATTGTATTCCCAATTAAAAGTACTTAATCCTGTTATAGCTGTTCCTGATCCTACTACTGCTTCGTTTATATCTGAGATTAAACCTGTTGTAGAGCTTTCCCAAAATAAATCAAGATTAGAAACTGTTGGTGAAGTTTCATAAACAGATAAAGACATAACGTTAGGATATTCAGAACCAACAGCTGTTGTGTTAAAATCTCCTTGAGGAACTCCTATAGCTTTTTGTACACTTATTTTTGCTATCATTGGTTTTTGTTCTACATCAAAAATAGCATTATTATTTATTTTATCAGCAGCGGCAGGACTACCAGGACTTCCGTCATAAGATATATCAGGAAAAACATCTCTAATACCACCTATTAATTCAACTGAATCAGGAGTGGTATTTGGAAAAAACTGCGCATTATTTCCAGCCGCCGTAGCTGTGTTATTAGTTACTCTACCAAACCAAGTGAGATCACTGTTAAATTGTACGTCTTGATTACTAATTTCTGTTAATTGTCTAGGTACTTTATTTATGTTATCATGTACTAAAACACAAAAAGCCGTACTACCTATTTCAGTAGTATTACCTTGTATTGGATAACCGCTTACAATTCCAGGTAAATAAACATTATAAAATTCTTGTTGCTGTTGTTTTACTACTACTCTATATGAATAGAAACCGTTTACATTTATATTATAAGTAAAATTACTTACTTGTTTATCTGTTTTTGGTTCTGTTCTAGTAGTTGGATTACTAGCGGGATCAGTGTCTCCTTGAAACATATAATTGTCTGAAATTTCATCATCAGTATATATATTAAAAACATCAGTTGTTCCAACTTGTGCAAATGTTTTTACCTCTGTATAATCTACATATTTACCTCTTAAACTTCTACCTACTCCAAATAAAGCTGTTGTATTAGCTATACTAGCGGTAGTATCAGCATCTAATTTTAAATAATCTAATTGATACCTGTATTTACCCGCTTCATTAGTAGTTCCTTCAAATAAATATTCTAATTTAATTTTTAAACCACTAACAGACAAACTAGCACCGCTATTAAAACAAGTTTGTAATTGACCGCTACCATTGGTAGATGCTGTAAATGGTAAAGTGACTTCTACCCATCCAGTTCCATCATTAGTATAAAGTTTTAAAGTATTACCTGAAGCAACAGTACCTACTAGCATATTTGTCCAAGCATAACAAACTTGACCTGCTACAGTATTCTGTTCTTGCACGCTATAATTTAAAAACCCAGCCCATGGAGAAGCATATGTTGGAGCTGATGAACTACCAATTGTATACATACTTGGTTGTGCGTATAAAGCACTGCTATCACCATTTACATTTATTACACTGTCAAATGTTATATTTAAGTTTTCACCTGTCCAAGCTTTTGTTAATTCAGCGTTTTCAGCATATCTATAAGTTGTAAAATAATTAGATCCTTCAACTGGTTCACCACCAGCAACTAATACATTATCTTTTGAAGATAATATTACATCTGTTTGTCTACCCCATTTATCAGCTAATATTATACCAACTTGATAATTTCGGTTTTGTTTAACTGAATGTTGAGGATATTCTTCAGCGTTTTGGGCTGTTCTATCTCCAGATGCAACAGCGTAATCTAATCCTAAAGGAGCGTTATATCCTTGTATAAAATTACCATACATTACTCTATTACCTGCAATTTCTTGAGTTAAAGCTCTTACTGGAACTTTATCATATACTCTAGTAGTTTCGTCTGTAGGTAAGGTTTTAAAAGGAATAGTTGACTGATATGTGTACTGATATATATTAGTTTTATTTAGATTGGTTATAAATTGAGGAGTTACCTCTATACTTTGTAGTATTTTATAAGCAAGAGAATCTGATTCTTTATATATAATATCTATATCACTAACTTGATAATCACTTACAATATCTAATGAAGGTAGTTGTATATTTAAAACAATATTATTAATACTATTTTGCATAAATTTAATAATAGTTGATCTCATTGCATCATCTTCATCATCATTTAAAAACCAACCTTCTTGTTGTGGTATAAAACACTCTTGTGTGAAAGGAGCAATGATTGAATACTCTCCATCTGCAAATTTAAATCTATAACTAAATCTAACAAATTTATCTTTTATAAATTCTGGGTCACCTTGCCATCCTTTAAATCCAGCGTTTTGAGTTACTCTTACAGCGTAACCTTGTTTTGTGCCTGAATTAGTAACAATAGTTGGTGCGTTAGCATTATCCTCAATTAGAAAATACTTATTAGCATCAGCTATCCAATATCTAGCCTCAGTTGTTAAATTATCAAAATCATTATTAGCCGCAGTAGCTTTTCTCTGACCTGAAGGAGTACCATCAAAACCTTTAGTATTATTAGAAGCACTAGACGTGGTTGACCATAAATCTGTAGACTTTATATTACCTGGAGTTCCTGTTGCTGTTTCTGTTTTAAGATTAGTAAACATAGCTTCTGTAGCCAATGTATAACCATAAGGAGCTAAATTTCTAGAATCTGTTACAGCATGTCTATTATATAACTTTTGATAAACAACACCATTACTTAATTGATTTTCATAATAACACCAGCAACCTGTTGAAGAACTATCATATGCAACCCAATCTGTATAAGATTCAGCCTGTGGTATTAAATCACCATTTCTATATCTAGTTACATCTAGGTTATCTGTAGCCCATGTATATGAACCTATAGTTATAACAGGTAAATTTTCAGCATCAGACATTGTACTAGGTTTTAAATCACTAATACTTCTAAGATCTATTAGATCAGGCGCTAAATAAGGAGCAAACTTACATACTGTTACACTAGTCTCACTATCATAATAAGAACTGTTTAAAGACGCTGTTACTACATTTATAACTCTAGGTTGATTTCTATTATCAGTCCAAAATAATAGGTTCTCTAATAAGTTAATCCCAGTAACTCTACTAGTTGTTGAAAAGTTTAAGAAAACACCTGATACTAAAGTTTGAGCCGTAGAAGTATTTGAACTTGGTTGCCATCTTAATATTTTACATTTTTTAGTAGAAGTAGATAAAAGAGTGGCAGATTCAGTGTTATCTGTCATGAAGTAATATATGTACCCACTAGCGTCATCAATATATGTTCCAATACATTGAGTACCATCTGAGCTATCTATAACTTTTTCATTACCTAAAACAGCTTCTAGCGCACCAACATCTTGGTCTTCAGATCTAGATACCGCTATGTTTTGAGCGTCTCTGTATTCATTATTTGGTACTAGTCTATCGTCTAAGTCTTTATTCATCTTAGACTTGATAAAGCTATTTTTATTTTCTGCCATTTTTATTATATTTCTCCTGGTAATTTATTAGAACTACTGTCATGTATCGGTTTTCCTTTTCTTGCTCTAGTATTTTTAAAATTAGCAAATCTTGTTTTCAATTTTTCTATTTTTGCGTAATTTTTACTACCAATTTCAGGTGGTCCATCTGTCTCTGCTTCTACTAGTTTTATCCTATGTGCAAAAGACTCTGGTGTTCTTTTCCAGAAAATTCCTAGATTTTTATGTTTATGACTTTCTTCTTTAGGATGTCCCATACTTAATTTTTAATCCACTTAGATTTGTTACGCATAACTTGTACTATCTCATCTAACTTGATATTAGATAATCTAATTTTAGCATTTCTTAATTTAGCTGCTTTTTCTTTTTTAAGTCTTAAAACAACATATTCAGGTTGATTAATTCTACTAGCTATAATAGAGTAGATTATATAAGAATACATAGCGTCTTCAGCAAGTTTAGGAACTTTACTGTCTAAATCATAAGCTAATCCATCTGAAACATATTCAAAAACCATTAGATTTCCTGCTAAATTACTAGAAAAAGATAATTTATTTTCTCTTTCATTTATATTAAACCAACCATTCATTTGAGAAGCGGAAGGTTCTAAACCATATCTTTGACCCCAGCCGTACCCGGTTCCAAGACCCCAACCATATCCATACCCATACCAATCTGGATCCATGCCATTAGTTATCTCAGCATCAGTTAGATTATTATTTATTAAAGTTGTGTTTGCGTCATGCCATCTCTCTTGCGTTAGTGATGTACCTTCTGTATCATTACCAAAATTATCTTGAGTAGGTACTCCTTGATCATCTTGTAGTTGTGTGTAATATGGACTAATAGTTATATTGTTAGTAGGATATATAATATGTTTAACACCTAATTGATCTATCCATGAACATCTAACATAATTTACATAATCTTGAGGTAATATCAATGTTAAATTAGAAGGAATTGTTAACTCTGCAGATTTTATACTTTTCAATGTGTCATAACTAAACTCTTGCATAGCTCGTTTAGCATGGAAAATTACATCAGTTCTTTTAACATCTGGAATTAATTTATCTTTTCCTACATATCCAACTAAGAAATTGTTTACAACATCATTTAGTTTTATATATTGATAACTACCGTAGTTATCTTCTACAGCTTCACCATAAGCCTTTTCTGCTTGAGTGTTACCATATTTACCCCCAGATAAACTCTTTAATTGAACAACAATAAAAACATTAGCGCCTGGGTTTCCAGTTATAGTAATAACATTGTCTGCTAGTGTATAAGCAGCTGTGTATTCTGTCCAAGTTCCTGGTGTTCCTAATGCACTAGTGTATATTTTAAAATTATTTAAAGCATAATCAGCGGTAGTAGGATTATAATTACCTAAATACAAATCAGTATCAAAAGTTGTTTCTAGCTTTTGTCCAGCAGTATTACCGGCATCACCTCTAAAGTTTTGAGATCCTGCATAGTATTGTTGTGCTGTTTCGCTTATCATACCATTGTTAGGTGGTTTTATTATACTTGCCATAACTTATTATTGTTTTTCATTTATTTCATTAGCAGCTAATTCTTGTGAAGCCGCTTGAACTATCATTGGATCTTTAATTGTAATACCAGCGTATTTTAATATTTCTAAAATAACTGTAGTTTGTTCAGATATATCTAGTTCAAAGTCTACTGAAGTCGTAGGATTCCAAACGTAATAACCAGTAGTAGATGTAAAATTCCATATCACATCACCAGGTTTTCTTACATAACTTACTGAAACGTCAGATGTTATTGTTTGTGGATATATTATTATATTATTATTTTCATAAACATATACTGGAAAATATTCAGAAGGTTTAGTGATAGTAGACATGTTCATTTGAGCTATTTCATTTCTTTGAACACATTGAACCTCTTTATTGTCTTTGTAAAATACAGTTCCAAGTTTATAAAAATCTTGTGGATATAACGTAATTAATAAAGTAGAACCTGCAGCAATAGCACCGGCTGTTAAATTAAATACACCGCCAGTAATATTATAATTAGTATAAGCAACACCATTTAAAGTGACTACTACATTACTATCTTCTACTTGAGCTTGTGTTATTGTTGTTAATGTATAAGCAGTTTGTGTACTAACTGTGGGGAAAGTTTGCGTTCCGCTGGCCACTCCTGAAGAATTTGGGTGGGTAAAATAATTAGGTGTTGCGACAACATAAGAAGCGTCGCCTAATACTTTAAATATATCAAGTTTTTCTTGAACCGTTTTATATCTGTTACCGTACTCACTTTCATTTTGTGGTACACGCATTTGTTGATTTAACGTTTCAAAATAGCTTTCAAATATTTCTAATTGAACTTGAGTAGCAATTTTATTAAACTCATCTGGAGTTAAATAACCTCTTTGTTCTTTATTTATTATTAATAAGACTGTTTTGTAAACTTTATCTACGTTTATAGCCATTTATATTTCTTTTAATTATATAGTTCAGGGCCCGAAGACCCTGACTATATTGTTATAATTACAGGTATTTATAGTTTTTTATCTATAGACTTGTAAATTTCTACCCCTTCATCTGTCTTGAAAAAGGCAGCCATTGCTGAATAAGGATTTTCATCAAAAGGAACATTCATTAGTTTTCTATTATTAGAAGCCCATGAAAATGATCTTTGATCTTGAGATAGTTTTATAATTCCTGCTTCAGTTGCTCTAATCGCAACATTTCTAAGCTGAACATTCTCATCTCGCGCTAACTCTATAAACAACATAGGTCTACTTCTTGCAAAAATCAATAAGTCTCTTTTTAATTCTTTTGAAGACATTTCATTTACTTTTGATCCTATTTCAACTCTTAATATTGCTTCAGCTAGATTAATATCTATTTCTCTAGCTAAATTAAGAGCATCAACTTGTAGACTTAACAACTCTAATTCATCAGTTGCTTCTTCTACTGCATCAAATTCACTATAAATTTTACTTCTTAATGGATGGTATTGTGATAATAGTCTCTGTAGATTTTGTTTTTCTTTAGGAACTGATAGCACCCCATCTCTAAAAGTTATATGCCCTAATGTTGCTTCACCTTTTTGTTCATCTACAAACGGTGAATCTTGATTAGTTGCGTATCTTAATTCTCTTTGTTTACCTGATTCTGTATCAAAATAAAGTAATGAGTGTTTTCTTGTATGTTTAGAAGGTATTGTATAAGTCAAAGGTTCTTTCTTATCATTTAAAAAATATCTTCTATCTTTTATCTCCCATTTAGGAGCTTGAGGTTTTTTAACCTCTTTTTCTTTTGTTGCCATAATATAATATAATTAAATAGTTAAAGGTATATGGGCGCCGAAGCGCCCTTACCTTATAAATCAACTACACACCTTTGAATAATACAAAGTTGTTAGCTGCTTGAGTGACTAGACATCTTTCTGATAAGAAGTTAACTTCCATAGCATCAAGAGTAGAAGTATAAGCACCGCCAACAGAACCTGTTAACCATGATTTCATTCTTCTATCATCAGCTTGAGAAGCTCTATATCTTACATGTAAGAAAGGTCTTCTAATGTTAGTACCAAGAATTTGGTCATAAACAGTAGATGTTCCAGCAGGTATTAATACACCTTCAATAGAACTTACACCGTCCATAGCACCTCTTGTAGAAGCATCATTTAAGTATTTCCAGTCAGTTTTATAGAAGTCATAAGAACCTCTTCTGAAACCAGAGAAACCTAAATTTAATGCCATTTCCTCAGAGTTTTCAAATAAACCAAATGCAGTACCACCAGCATAACCACCTGAGATTTGCGCAAGCATATCATCAAAGTCAAGAGCTGTTTGTCTTTGTAAGAAAAGCATGTTTTCTTCAATTGCACCTTGTGTATCTAAATTCTTAAGAATAGCATCAAATGAATCAATACCAGCAGAAGCAGTGAATCCAACGTTTACGTTACCTCTATCTTCGATAGCAGCAAATAAACCTTGAGTACCACCTCCAACTAAAGTAGAACCTGCAACCGCAGAACCTGCAGCAGCTAATTCACCTTCAACCATAGCCATTTCTAGGTAATCTTCAAATCTAAGTCTTGTTTCAGACTCAGCTTTAAGATACCATAAATATCCACTTGTTCCGTCTTCAGTAGCAACTTCTACCCAACCGATTTGTGCAGTATCAGAACCAGATACAACGTATTTGCTTCTAATAATGATTGGTGAGTTAGAATATTGTTGAAAAGAAGGATCAACGCTAATATATTTATCGCCAGTTACATTACCTGCTGTGTCTGAAGCATTGGTTACAGACTGACCTTTTTGTACGTCAGAACCGTAAACAAAGATCTTACCAGTTGCAGCAAATCCTTGTAAATCAGCAGCTGTGTAAGGAAGAACAGCTAATACACCTGTAGCAGTATTACTCTCAGATACAAACGCTTTGATTTCTTTACCAGCATCATCCATTATAACTATAGTACTCTTAGGAGATACTACATTTTTTACTGTAGCAGTTACAGCAATTGTAACAGTATTTACACCTACACCATTTCCGATAGTAACACCATCATATGCAATGTGTAATCTGTTTTGCTCAGACCAAATGACCTGATCAGACGTCATAGGCATTTCTGCACCTACCATTCTCAAGAATCCAGATAAAGTTCTATTACCATATCTTTCAACTTCTTGTTCATAAACTTCTGGCAAATATTGTTGCGCGAAGTCTGCGAATGTTGCAGCTGTACCTGAATCAGTCCACTGTAAATAGTTACTGTTAAGTAACTCTTGTTTTTGTGATGGGACAATAGACCCAAATTGTGGAGTTAAACTCATTTTAAATTGTTTTAATTGTTAAATTTTCGTTTTTTTATTCTAAGTTTTGAAGCATCAGCACCACTTATTGCTTTAATTTTTATACCTCCAACAAAAACATCTCCAGAAGCTTCTTTTCTAGGTTCAGTACTTAAGTTTTTAGTTTTTGCAACTAATTCTTTTGTAGCATCAGCCTTTCCTTGCTCGTAAAAATGTTTTGCGATTGTATCAGAATTTCTAGCAGCATACATGGCCTTATGGTATCCCTGTGGATCCACTAGCATTCCCTTTTCATCCAAGAACGTCTTGACAAAAGGAGTTATGTCTGTTTGTTTTTCCACTATTTCGTTAGGATTTTTTACTCCGTACCTAAATTTTTTATCACCTACTTTAAAATCAAAACCTTTGAATTCATCAGTAAAAGTATCTTTAGTTACTTTTTGAAAAACCTCTCTCTGTTGAGATAGTGTTTTCTGATCTTCGTTGTATCGGTTGAAAAAATTTATAGCTTTTTCTTGGTCTGCATTTACATTAGATCTCAACTTGATTTCATCATAGTATTTGCTTTTCAAATCATTTAAATAGCTTTTAGCTTTTCCAACTTCTTCTTTATACGCAAGATTTTTCTTTTTAATCTCGCGTTCTTCGTCTACTTCTTCATCTACTTTGAAATTATCTTCTAATAAAAAGTTAACTTCATCGTAAGTTAAATGTGGACGAGTATTTTTATAATATTCTCGTAATAACGCTTCATTGTCTATAGTTTCGTAATCAGCGTTTAATCTTACATAATCTTCTACCGTTCCTCCAGTTTCTTCCATAAACGAAACTAGCTTTTCAACATTTTCAGGTAATTGCTTAACAGGTTGTTCCACTGGTTTAGTTTCTTCAACCTTTTGTTCTATCTCTTTTTTCTTATCTTCTTCTGTTACTGGTATTTCTTCAATAACATTTTCAGTGGTCCCTTCGTGTGCTTGTCCCACTTCTTGCAATCCCACCTCGGATCCTTCTTCGCGTAACACGCTCTCCTCTGTTTTTTGTTCTTGAACGGCATCTTTGTTTTCTGTTTTAGTTAAATCAACTTTGATCGGTTCATCAGCTTTTTTTATTGCTGCTAAATCAATTTTAACTGTTTCTTCTGGAACCGTTAATTTTTTAGGTATTCTTTTCTTTTTAAGTTTAAAGTCACCTTCCTGCTTAACAGGTTCATTTGTTTTTGTTTCTGACATAATATAATATAATTAAATAATTAGTAAATAATTTATCTAGGTTCAAATTGTTCTAGACCGAACCCACCTAACGAATCAAAACCTGCAGATTCAAAATCAGTAGGCAAAGCATTGTTTTGTCTTTGCTGTATTAATTGAGATTCTTGTGTGCCTTGCATTTTAATTCTGTTATCTTTTCTATTTTCAATTTCTCGCTCTTTCATACCTTCTGCATCAGCTTTAATTCTAGCTAACTGCATGTTGTAATTAAACTCTTCAGCCATTAACTCTTTTTTAATTGTAGCTTCTGTCTGCATTCTTTGAATTTCCATTTGAGACTTAGCTTGTTCTATTTGAACTTCTGTTTCAGCTAAAGCTTGTTGTTTTTGCATTTCTGCTAATGTTGCTTGTTCAGCTGCTTGAGCGTTTGCTGCTGCTTGAGCTTGGATATTAGCTTGTTGTGCTGCTTGATCTTTTTCTAATTTCTTTTTACGCTTTTGTTTTAATAACTGATTAGCTAGTTTTAAATTTTTAACCTGTCTTACATCAATTGCGTCATCTAAATCAATACCACCTGAAGCTAAAGCAACTTGTATATTTTGTTCTAATTGCGCTTTTTGTTCTTCGTCAGGTTCTAGTTCTAAAAATATACCAAAGTCTTGTAAACTTTTTTCTTGTAATTCCTCTAATGTACCTGTATTATAAGCAGATATAGAATCAATTAAAGCAGCTCTAGTTAATGGAAATTGTAAAACATCTGCTATTCTTAAAGATATATTTTCACAAATTCTCAAAGTTAAATATAAACTAGATTTCATTAAATGTCTTAAAGCTGTGTTAGAGTTAGCAGCTGCTATTTTTTGCAATCCAACTAAAGCTTTAACATCTGGAGTACTAGCATCAGTAGCTTCATTTAATCCGGTCACATCTCTTATCATTTGTAAATAATACTGATATGTTTGAATTAAACTTGCTATTTTCTGACCACCTGCTGATGTTTGTAATTCTTGAATAGGGACTTTTCCTCTATTTATATCTCCTTCTTGAGTCATAGATCTACCTACTATACTACCTGTTTGGAAGTACATATTTAATGCTTCTGCAGGATTATAATTTGTTCCATTACCTAAATCAACCTCGGCTAAACCATCAACATCTACAAATACTCCATCTGGAACCATTCTTGATAATACTTGTTGAAGTTTTAAATGTGTTAATTGAATCATATCTGCAAAACCAGTAATACGACTAACAGTAGATTCTATCATACCTTTATAGAGCTTAGGTGCACAAATACAATAATTCATATTTACTTTACTAACGTTAGATGTAGGTCTTGTCATATTTTCAGACATTTTCCAATCCAGCATCATTTCATGACCTAATATTTTAGCTCCAGTATATAAAACTTCTATAGATCTTCCTACTCTTTCAAAGTTGTCATTTGAAGGTGGATCAAAGGTATCAGGTTTTTCTAATGCTTTTTCTAAGCCTTGTTCTGTTTGTTTTATTTTAAATACTTGATTACTATATGTTTTGTATTCAAAATATAATACTTGAACTTGATTATAAGAATCTTGTTGAGCATAAAAATTCCTAGTATAATTAGCATCACCTGGGAATTTTTGTATTTTTTCTAATTCCTGGTCAGACAACCATGGAAACTGTTTTTTAACTTCTACTAAACTCATAGATTTTACTTCTCCAACATAGTATATATCTTCAAAGTTTGGATCATCAGTATAAGAATAAACTAAATTAGCAGGATCTACATATTCTATATCAATACCATTAGCTAAATTAAAGTTAGTTTTCACTGCTCCAATTCCAATAACTGTTAAATCTTCAGTGAGTCTTCTTTTTACTAATTCATATTTATTAGCTTGTAAAACACTATCAATAGCTTCTTCTTCTGCAATTTCTATAGATTGTTTATAACTTAATTGCATATGAAGATCTAAATCTTCTTGAGTTTCAGGTATATTATTTGGATCAGCTGAATTAAAAAAGTTCATTCCTGTAGCTTCTTTTGTTGCTTGGATCAACTCTTTAGCATACATATCACGCATTATAGCGTCAGCGTATTTTGTTCTTTGTTTTAAAGATTCAGGATCTTGTGCATAAGCTTTTACATCAAAAACTCTTTGAGACATTCCATTTACTATTATATCTACAAATTTAGGAATAATAGGAACTGGTTTCCAGTCTAAATTTAAATAAGATAAATCACCATTTACAGCTAATTCATCTTTATATTTTTGCACAGGTTGTTCTCCTCTAGCATATAATCTTAATCTATGGAAGTTTAACCAACTATTTTGGTATCTATTTCCCATGCCTCCTCTGTCTCCAGAGAACCATTCACCTTCTATGGCTCTACCGACAGCATAACCATATTCCATTGTTTGCTTTTCCGCGTCTGGTACTACCTGACTAGGAAACGAGCCTGCGTAATTATATGTTATCATTTATTTTATTATTTTTGATAATGTTCCTTTATTACTATATTTTTTAAAACCTAAAGGCTTTGGCGTTAAAGTTCTAGTAAATATGGGTTTATACATGTTTCTATTACAACCCATTATTGCTAAACCACTACTAATAGAAGCATCGTGCTTTGTTCTATTATTAATATCGAATTTAGCCCAATCTTCTAATGTTTTTTGAAAATACATATTACCATATTTTGAACCTAAATTACCAATGTAGGTTTCTATATATGATTCTATAGCAGCAGCATGCGCTTGTTTTATATCTTCACTTGAGTTAGGTATTCCACCTATTTCTCTTTCTGTTACTGAAAGTTTCATTAAGAGTTTATCAGGTCTATTCATACTAAAACCTCTATAACCTCTTCTTTTAAAATGATACAACAATCTTGGTTTATTATTTTCCGCAAGTATTGGCATACCGTAAAAAACACAAGCCATTAAAACATCTTCAAAAAATATCTCCGCTGTTTGTGGTCTTGATATATATTCTAAAAAAAACATATTTGGTGGTATATTTTCCATAGAAAATTTTGTAAGTCCATGTAGTGAACCATTTGAACCTCTTGAATCTACAGTACCTGATATATCATATGGGTCACAACCAAAACATCCTGTGTGATCATTACCTGGGTATCTCACACCATTTTTCATTATTACATTGTTTTGTAAATGAACTGGTGGAACCCATGATATATTAAATCTACCGTTTTCATTAGGCATAAAAATCACCTTAGTATCTTTAACTCCGTGTTCCCATTGAAAAGAACCTTTTGTTACTGTTTTATAACTTTGACAATCTTCGTTAAAATCTATTTGCTCATATATCTTTACTAGATTAAATAAAGATGCTTTAGATTCATCTCTAAAAGCGTGTTGAGTTGTTCGTGGAAATTGTCTATAAAATTCGTTTAATCCGTTTTGATCTTGCTTTAATCCTTCAACTTCGTTTTCCCAGTACTTAATAACCCCAAGCTCAATTTTGTCTCCTTTGGGTCCGATAATTGGTCTACTAGGTGTGTCGAACACAGGTAATCCATAAGAATCAATGTATCCTTCGTAGTTCCATTCCATAGGAATGAACAAAGAATAGAGTCCCGAACGAGTCTGTCCGTTGGCGTTTCGTTGTGTAACATTTGAGTCATCGTATAATTTTTTAAAGTTATCACCTCCTTTATCTAAAGCGTTTGATGTTGATCCCATCATACACTTACCAATAATTCTGCTTCCTAATCTTAATGTAGTTTTTGTAACTCTCCAGTTATTTAAAATATTATTAGGTCTCTCCCATTTACCTGATTCATCATGTACTAATAGTTTTAATTTTTCACCATCATAACTATTATCACCTGTATTTTTCCAGTCAATAGTGGTGTCAAGACCTTTTAGTTCTTCAAGAGTTTCGTTAGTATCTAATTTACGTCTAGTAAATTTAGAAGCTGGTACTCTATATGCTAATTCTGTTTTAGGTCGATCCATACCATCTTGAATCGGTTTAAAAAAGAAAGGATAATTAACTGATATTGGTACAACCTTATCAGTAAACATTTTTTTTGCATCAGGTCCAGATTTTGATAATATACCATATCTTGAATCACTTGATATTGTTGCTAAGTTTACAACTTCTCCAGACGCCATGAAAGAGAATCCAGAACGACGGTTTTTAAGGTAGCACATTCCGTAGCATCTTGTATCTGCTTTGCAAGCTTCCCAGAATATGAAGAATAATCTATTGGCTTCTCTAAAGTCTGGTGCCCCAACGTCAATCTTACTCCACTGCAAGTACATATAATGAGTGCCAGTAAGATAAGTAGGAACATCTTTGTTATAAAACCAAAAACCTTCTTCTCTACGTGTAAACTCTTTATCAATGTAATCATACCATTTTTCTTTAAAATCTTCAGGATATTGTCTCCAATCAAAAACAGTTTTTATTTTAGATAGAATCTTAGGGTAATCTGTTTTACTCCATTTATTATTATCAAAAGTATGTGTATCTTTTTCCTTAGGTAAAGCAATTTTTAAATCTTGTATTTCATAAATATCACCTATTTCTCCAGTTTTACTTATGACTATAACATCATGCTCTTTATTATAACCATATTCCCACTTTTTCTTTTTATTGTTTTTCTTTACAATATGTGGTTTAATATAGTTTTTTAATATTTTATATAAACTTTGCTGATACATTATTTTGATCTACCTTCTGCAAAACCTCTAAAGGTTTTTTCTTTTTTAACTTCTTCTTTTGGCTTATCTTCTAACATATTTTTTTCTTCTTCAATTCTATTAAGTATTTCAAAAGCATCAAATATAGCTAGTTTTTTCGTAGCCGCAGCATTCTTTAATCTATCCGCTGATATATCATCGTCTGAATCAACAATTGGTTCTTTAGCTACTTTGATTAGCTCGTCCACCGCTACTTGCCCAGCTTGGATTATATTCTTCTTGGTTTCTTTTATTTTCATACTTAATTACAATATCATTTGATTTCATACAATAAAGACGTTCACCATCTATAATAAACTCCCACTCTCCATATGGAGTATAACCTACTGTGTCTTCTGGGTATATTCCCTTGTCTTCTAAGGAGCTATTACTATATTTTAGTATACCTATAAGCTTTTGTTCTTTTTCACTGCTTAGAGATGAATTGTTTTTTAGTGGTTTTATGAAACATCTATCATTAAAAGTATTCCAAATATCATTTTGTTTGTATAAATATATTTGATCTGGTTGACAAAAATATAAATCATCTTTAAACCATGATCTACTTTTTTTTCTTTTACCTTTAGTATCATAAAAAACTCTAAAAACATTTTGATGAACTATAACAATATCTCCTACATTTATAGGAGTATAATAAGCTAATGGACATGTTTTAACTATCGCGTGCCTGTTAACAAACTTAAAGCTTTCAATTTTAGAATTTAAAATTAAACTCTTATCTTCTATTTGAATCTCATTGTTATATGTTTCACCCAGAGGTTCTACGATAAAATCATATAAACTTTTCATTAATACTCTAAGTCATATTCAACGGATATAGCCATGTTAGAGTTAAACTTTTTCCATGGCAATACCTCGTTGTTTTTCTTTATATAAATATTATAAGAATTATCTTGTGGTTCTAAAATAATATGAGATATAACATGACCGCCGTATACTTGTTGTCCTACAGCATAATGCATAGCGTCATTTTTATAATCAGAACCAATACTGATTTTTCTTATATTATTTTCCATCTTCAGCTACAACCTCTTCTGTTTCACTAATAGTTCCGTCTTTTAAATCAATAGAAATATTACCATATTTTTCCATTAATTCTTTTTTAGATTCCTCTATTAAAACATTATTTTCTTTAAACTGTTCTCTTAATAAACTTTTTTGAACATCTAAAGAACCTAATTGCATAGCTATTTGATTAGCTTTATTAGTTAATTCTGTAACTTTTGCTAATTCTTCTTTATTTAGTTTTTTTACTTTTGCCATAATTTAATTTAATTTAATTGTTAATAATTGTTTTTATTGTAGTAATACCACATCTCCTGCGGTAGTACCTGTACTGTTAAGTGATTTGTATGATAAAGGAACTGCTCCTTGACCAGCTGATACCTTTATTGTTGATTCAGATTCGTCTGACGCTAATACACCTACTATATTTCCAGCTGTTCCTCCTACATATATAGAAACGCATTCATTGTTCCAATATTTTGTAGAAATAGGAAAATCAAGCTGAGCTGCTTGTAAAGTAACAGTAACCGCACCGGCTATTGGGTTAACCCCATCAGCTCCTAAAGGAGCTAATGCTGCTGCATTAAATACAAATGTTTCACCTACTAAAGCTTCATTATAAGCTTTTGGTCCTACATAAGTAGCTTTAACTTGGTTAACGGCAGCGTTAGGAACACTGCTATTAGTAGTTAATGTGAATATATAATCTGTAGATTTTGCCCATGCTGTTCCACTTGAAGGAACACATATAGCTGTTTGTGAAGCTGCTAAATTTGCACTTGTATTTGCACTTAAATTTAAAGCAGTATCTTCTTTTACTGTACTAGCAACAAAAGGTATTGCTTTAGTTGCGAAATCACTTTGGTTTGCTGTATAACCCATTTTTAATTTTTATTTTTTGTTAAATATATTACTTGCCTTTTCTGTCGTACGTCCGCCGAAATAGGCTAAAACGACGGCCATCATGACCTTTTCGAAAGTATCATTCCATAATTCATTAATATGAAAAGGTATAGTTTCAACGCTATCTAAAATTCCAGCTAATGAAAATATACATATACACCATATTAATACTAATGGACGTACGTTTTTTGACATCCATGAATCTGACATGGAGTCTGCTTCCCACCTTGAGGTGATAGCTTCAATCTCTTTAGTTTGTTGCTCAAATATTATTTGTTGTAGTTTTACTTTATCTTCAGCAGGTGCTTCAGCTTTAGTAATTGCTTCAATAGCCTCTTTTGGTGAAGTAACTCCTTGTAAGACATTTCCTAATGTAGGATTAATAACAGAAGCGGCACCAAATAATAATTGACCTACAGTTGTGTCTTTAAATTTTTTCTTTGACATTTTATATAATTACTTATTTTTATATTATTTTACTAGCCTATTGTCTATTTTTTAATACTTCAAATCTAGTACTTCCAGGAGATTTTTTTTCTTTTTCTTCAATATCTTTTTTAGAAACATTTATTACTACTTCATCTAGTAATTCAGGTTGTATCCAATCAGGATTATTTTCTCTCATAGTTTCTTCATCACTATATTTATTTGAACCATAAAACTCTTGTGCAAATGGTATGTTTTTGTCTTCAATTAAATCTCTTTTTCCACTTTTTGATGGATGGAAATAAAACCTATCATATAACTTAAAACCTCCTCCACCAGCTAATTCTCCAGCTTGTTGTAAAAGCTGTGCTTGTTTAAATTCAGTTCCAATATCTCCCATGATTTCTCCATCTTCATTAACAGCTACATCACCTGCATCCCAATTTTGTCCATATCCTCCAGGCCCAGTTGCTTGAAAATCCCATGCATCCGAAATAGAAGCATATGGTAATTTATCATCCATTCCAAATCCTGCTCTTACTCTTCCATAATCAGTGTTCATAAATGATGATATTAAACCATCTTCTTCATTTCTTCCTACCATTATTCCAGGTGTGTTTGAATACGGACTTTGATAATTACCACTATATAATTGTTCAAAAGCTTTATCCACTATTGGATTAGCTTTTTCTCCTCCATACACTCCATAATCTCTTCCTCTCCAAGCGTCAGAATCTTTAGTAAAATATGGTAAATCGATTTCTTCTTCTTCATCTCCTCCAGAAAAATCTTTAGTTTGCATCATTATTTTATCTAACAAGTATGGTACCATTTGTCTATTTGTCAATTGAGATTTTTTGTCAACTTCTTGTTGGAATTTATTTTCTGCCGCTAATTGTTCTTCTTCAGACATATCATCCCATCCGGGTTTTTCCCATGGACCTAAACCTGCAAGATCTTCATATATAAAATCTGAAGCTAAATCTGGATTTACTTGATCTAAATTTTTAGCAAAATCATCTCCCTTAACACTATATCTTTTCATAAAAGGATAAAAATCAGATTTAGGAGCATTAGTTGCTTCTTTATAAAGAGGTTTGTCTGAAAGATATTGATCAACTGGTTGAGCAGCGTCTTTTCCTCTCCAATGAATATCACCAAAATATCCTTCACCTTTATAACCTATATCACCTTTATATTGGTCGTAGTAGTCTTCTTTACTTAATATTTCATCTATTTGAGGTTCATAACTTGGATTTTCTTTTTGAATAGCAAGTTCTTCGGCGTTGTTTTCTTCGATCTTTGATACATACTTATTATAGTCATCAAGTGTGGTTCCAGCCCCACCTTGAGATCGACCCATATATTTTTTTATATTATCTTTTACAATATTATTTATAACAGGAGTTTTCATAGCCGCACTTAAAGCCCAAGGATTATCGTAAACAAAATTCATTAATTTTTCTTCCATTCCTGCATCTGGATTTTCTGCAAATTTTGGACGAATTTTATGTCTTAAATTGTAATCAGCTTTTGTAACAGGTCTAGGTAAATTAACAACATCATCTAAAGTTAAATCACGTGGGTCTAATTTAGATAATCTAGAAGCTTCTGGAGAAACATAATTAGGATCTCTAGGATCAGTTTGTTTAACTGGAGATACAACTCTACCATCTCGACCTAATGTTCTTTGATTATTAGTTGTATCGTGAAATTTAAATGGATGTTTTATTTTAAAAGCCATTATGCATTCATTTGTTTATCTTGTTCTATATTACTTAACATTTGTTTAGAGCTTAACTCGTCCCATTTGGTAGATCCAGGAATTTTATCTTCTTTACTTGCTATTGTATTTAAAGCTTCAATTATAGATTCTTGTGTAAAATTATTTTGAATAACCTGAAAGATATTATCATTTGGATTTTTTGCATTTTTAATATATTCTTCTAATTTAGCTTTATCAAATTGTTCGCCAGGTTTCATTCCTAATTCTTTTCTATATAAATGAAATTTAGCATATAACTCACCAGGTTTTTGAACATATTCAGGCGCAGTGTATCTACTTTTATCTCTTGAAGATACTAAAGTGTTTCTAAGTTTAGAATCCATTGCTTTATCAATATGTGAAGCATGTAAAAATTCTTCACTTAAAACATTACCTAAATCATATTTTGGATTATCACCTTCTCCAAAATTAGGATTATTTGGGTTTAACCATACATCTTTATTTGTTTCAAATTTAATATTTTCATTTTCACGGTTAGATGTTGCGTAATTACCATAAAATTCTTTTTTTGTTCTTGGTAATCCAAGCACATCAGACATTGTATTATAATAATCTAAAGGGTTTGTAGTAGCACCTTCAAAGTCTGCATACATTCCTAATGCGTTAGGGTTATATGGCATTGACTGTCCTGGTTTAGGAATTTTTACATTAGAAGTAGCTATAACATTTAACATGTTATCTAAATCATAATCTGACATTTTATTAGGTTGATCTAATATACTAAAATTAAATGAATCAAAATTATCATATTCATCTTTACCATATAATCTATCAAAAGTATAATCAGAACCACTAAACTGAGCTTGATTTTTCCATCTTTCTCTAGTTATAGGGTTATTAAACCATTCAATATCTTCTGTTCTTGCTTTATCAAATGCTTCTTGCATTGTTGGATCTAGTGCAGCTTGAGGTGTTTTTGGATATAAGCTTTTTAAATATTCGGTTTTTTCATCTCCAGTCATTCCAAATAAAGAACTACTTGGATCATTTTGTCTACTAACCATGTAAAAATCATTATATCCATGCCTAGCAGCGTTAGGATTGTTTGTATATAAAATATTTCTAGGCATAACATGAGGTGTATCTGCTCCTCCTCTTTGTCCTAAAGTACTTGGATCCATCATATCTCCCTCAAACTTACTAGGAAAACCACTACCTATTACTCCTTGTCCAGCTACTATTTGTCCTCGCTCTGGATTAAGAGCATAATTTTTTAATTCTTCAATACTAGCGCTTGGATGTTGTTTTTGCAATTTAGCTAACATCTCTTTATCTAATGTCTCTTGCATTAGATCTTTTTTCATTTGATGGTCTTCTTTAGCATCAAATTTTGCTTTACCAAATTCAAAAAAGTTTTGAATATTGTCATTAGTTAGTAATTTATTAATTAACGAGGATGGTAAAGTAGATGGACCAGATTTTGGGCCCATTTGTTTTAGTGGTGTTTTTATAGGGTTTTTTATTTTAAATGCCATTACGCGTTTCTATAGGCTTCTTGTTCCCAAATAAATCCTGGCCAGCCTTCAGGTCTCCATTTACCTTCATATTTTATTTTACCATCTTTACGAGGATATGATACTCCGTCAAACACTAGATAATCATCTTGATAATCTAAACCTTTTTCACCACCAGTTTTATGAAATTCTTTTACTTGTTGATAGTGTACTTCTTCATGATTTTTAACATCTTCTTCCTGATCTGGAGAAAGTTTATTGTTAATTAAAATGCTTCCGTTTTTAGTAGCCATACCGTTTGTATCATCTTCCATGTCTATATGATAAACTGGAGTGTTTAACGTACCTCTACAATAAGGTGCACCTTTCATTTTAAAAGCCATACTATATACGTTCTTCTATAACGTAACGTGCCCCGGGAAACGTATAATCGTAACCGGGGTACATCACCTTTGTATATCCTCTATGATCAGTACCTTTTACTTTAAAATCAACTCCTTTCATAGTGATTTTATTTCCAGGTATAATGTTTTGAGGTTTATTAATATCTGGACTATTTCTTAAATAACCCTTTTGTGAAAACATTTTTATTTATGTATTCCCTTGTTGTGTCTAGAACCCCACTTTCCGTAAGATTCGTTTCTACGTGACATCCAACTTTGATGACTATTTTTATGTCCTACTCGTGCTCCAATAGATTCATCTTCTCTGTCATCATAACCTTGGTTATGGTTTTTAGCCGGTTCTTCCATACCAGCAACTTTTCCTAAATGACCTTCTGGTCCACCAGCATAAACTGGATTTTCTAAGTTCATGTCATCACTTAATACCGGATCTTTTAACTCTGCACTCATCTTAGCGGGATGATGAGTTTCATCATTCTCTAAATAATGTAGTCTTGCAGAAGCGGATAAGTCTTTATCGTGTGCCATCTTAGCATCATAATGCTCTTCTTGTCTTTTTGAAAAACGTGGATGGTTTCCTGAATATTCTCCCATTTTTGTTAGTTTTAATAAAACCCTGCTATAAAAATAACAGGGAATTATGATTAATAATTTGTGTTACGAACCTGAAATTCCAGATATTTTCACACCTGTACTGTTTTGTACAATTGACATAACGCCTCCTGGATTAGCTGTTACTGCTGAAATCACTTGATTAGCCCAATCTAGACCTTTTCCAGTAACTGTAAATGTCCAACTAGATGCGCCTTCAGCACCTTCAGTCACAACGCTAAAAGTATTCGCACTACCAGTACCATCTGCTGCTCCTTGAGCAACATATATAATTTTACCGATTAGTATGTCAGAACCATTAGTTGTGCCTCCATCTATGTCTGCCGCTTTAATTTTAATGTAATTTGCCATAATGTTAATGTTAATGTTAATGTTAATGTTAATGTTGAGTTTTACACAGTTCTCTTACTGTTATTTCATACGAGCTTTTTGAGCAGCAGTAGGTCCAGAACCAGCACCTTTTAATTTAGCATTAGCTATAGAGCCAGCTATTTTAAGTGCTGAAGTTCTTGATTTACCCTCTCTCATAAGCTCATCTACTAGACTTTCGAAACTCATAACTTAACCTTTAGCGATTTGAGTTATAGGTCCTGCCTTATACATAGAAGGAGCTTTTAAAACTTCCATTCCATTTATACCTGAACTAGAGCCTTTACCATGAGGTCTACCAACTTGATCTAGAGGCCCATCCCATATATGAGATTCTCCAACTATACCAACTTTAGTTCCTGGCTTTAATCTTTCCATTGCTGGATCATATTTTTTATGATTCATAATTTTTGTGTTAAACTGGTTTATATAATTCTTCTAATTTATTTTGTGGACTTGCTGCTATTTCATTACCACCTACTTTGTTCATTACTTCATTTACTACTTCGTTTTTAAATTCTGATTTATCAGCTGGATCTATTTCTGATGAAAAAGTATTAACAGATTCTTTAGCGTTTGCCGCAACATCTTCCACCATAGGTTTACCTGCATTTATAGCGTTTTGTCGTCCTAATCCTTTTCCTGGACCACCAAAATTAAAAGGTGTTAACATAGTTTCGTTTTGAGCACCTTGATTCCAATGTCTTTGATTAGCAATAAAAGTAGGTTGAAAACCACTACCTTGGGTGATTGCCCCTGTTATTCTATCTTGACTTATATTAGCATTGTTAGCTCCCCAATTTTGATTTACACCTGCTGCGTTCATAGCACCTTGATCAAAACTTCCTCCACTACCATAAGTAGAATTATAAGAACCTACTCTAAATTGTTGATTAAATGAAGCGGCCGCATTTTGATCTATGTTAGCTTGATCATAATTGTTTATACCTTGTGATCCTGGAAATATTTGTCTCAACGGAGGCATTTTACGTGATATTCTTCTTCTTGCCATTATAACCAGTTTTTAGGATTAACTTTATCTATTATATTTCCTTGTGCTCTAGCTGATTGATTGTCTTGGAAATTTTTAAGTTTCTTTCTTAATCTTGCCTCTTTAGCTTTTTTACCCCTATCTACAGCATCATCTATTCTAGCTTGTATAGACTTTTCATCTCTTTTCCAGAAACCAAATTTATTTCTATTTGGATCTTGTGCTTTAGATTGTGGTCCTTCATTTATGTCCTCCATAAAACTATAATTTAAAGAACTACTATTAGAATTAGCTCCTGAATCTGTTGTAGAAGATGGATTCGCATAACTACCTGAAGAAAAATTAGAATTTTGATCTGGTACTCCAGGTAAAGGTGTGCTTGCTCCCATGCTACTCGATCCTTGAGGCATATTGCCATGGTATCTAGAACTAGTAGGATCTAATTGATCTTTAATTTGATTAATTGCTTCCATAGCATTATAACCAGCGCTAGCAGCTCTTACACCTACTTGTTTTAATGGGTGATCCATTTCTCTCTCATGTTCTTCACCGAACATTTTTGTAGCAGCTATTTTTGTTTTATTATTAAAACTCATTTTATCTATTTTTATCTGTATTTACACTGTATATAGAAGTTCTTAAAACCTTATTACTATATGTATTTTTTCTCATTATAATATTTCTTCTTTCACTTGTTGGTATATCTTCATATCCTAACATTATTTTATAAATTTTATTTATAAGTTGTTTAGCTTTAAAAGAAATTTTATATATATTATACTTTTGAGTAGTTCTATTTCTATGTCTCCATACTACTATCCAGTCATTTTTTATTAATTTATTCCATCTTTTTTTATTCCAACTATAACTATACGTTCCTAGTTTAAAATCTTTTATTGTGAATAAATCTATACAATCTAGGTATATTAATAATTCTACTTCAGCACCAGTTATATCGTTGTTTTTGGAAGCCCATCTTCGTATTATACGGTAATGTTTAAGCAGGTTAAGATCTTTTAAATCTCCTGCGTCTAGCCTTTTCATAAAACAACGACCACATCTTGTGATTTTATAACATGGTAAGTATTATCTTCTACTTCAATTTTATGTCCAGCGTGACGATCAAAATAAATAACATCGTTTTTGTTTAATCCATTTATCTCATCACCTACAGATAAAACCTTAGCTTTTGTATACCTAATGTCTTCTTTATGTTTTTCAGCAAGTAACAAACCACCTTTAGTTTTTGTAGTTCCTTGTTTAGCTTTTTCTATTATTAAATTTCTACCTATTGCTTTCATCAACTCTTAAATTATTAATTACACAATCTGTAGATAAAATAGTAGTAGCCACAGAAGCTGCATTTTTCAAAGCGCTTTTAGTTACTAATAAAGGATCTATAATTCCTGCTTTAACCATATCAACAACTTCGCCAGTTAAAACATTTACTCCATGTCCATCTTCAGCTGGAATTGTTATTTGTTCTGAACCCGCATTTAATAAAATAGTTTTATACGGTGACAATATAGAAGCAGTTAATATTCTTTCTCCTTTATTTTTTTCATCTACTTTCATTGCTGCATTTAACAAAGCAACTCCCCCGCCGGGAACTATACCTTCTTTTATTGCAGCTTTAGTTGCACAAATAGCGTCTTCTGCTCTATCGAGTTTTTCTTTTAACTCTACTTCAGAATTAGCACCTATTTTAACAACAGCTATTTTAGCAGCTAATCTTGCTAATCTTTTTTCTAAACTTATAATTTGGTCTGGAATCTTACAAGTTTTTAATTCTTTTTTTAACTCTTTAATTATAGAAAGTGTTTCAGGTTTAGTTTCCTGAATTTGTATTATAGTTTCATCTTGATTTGTAACACTTTTAGAACAAGTGCCTAAGAAATCAATATCTATAACATCCATGTCATCTCCTAGATCTTCGTTTATTACTACTGCATTAGTTAGTAAAGCAATATCATCTAATATTTGTTTTCTATTTATTCCTAATACAGGTGCTTCAATTACATTAACTTTTATATTACCTTTAGTTTTATTCATCGCTAAAGCTGTTAAAACATCAGGTTCTAAGTCACCTATAATTAAAAGAGATTTTTTGTTTTTAATAACATACTCTAATATTCCTTGTATTTGTCTAATATTAGATACTTCAGAATCAATAATAAGAACAACTGGATTATCTAGTTCAGCAGTCTTTTTTTCTTTATTTGTTATAAAATGAGGACTAATAATACCTTTTGGATACTGAGCTCCATCTATTATTTCTACTTTAGTTTCTCCTGAAACTGAAACCTCCATCATAACAACTCCTGTTTTATCTACTTCTCTAAAAGCATCAGCTATGAGTTTTCCTAAAACTTTATCATTATTTGTAGATATAGTAGCTACATTATCTAGCATTTTATCTTCTACAGGTATAGATATACTATCTAGATATTTTAAAACTTCTTCAACAGCTGTGTTTATACCTTCTTTTATTTCTCTTACGTTTTTCTTATCTAATATACCGTAAGCCTGCTCTAATATTGCATGAGCTAATACTGTGGCAGTTGTGGTACCATCTCCAGCTTCTTGTACAGTTTTTTTAGCAGCTTGTTTTAATAAGGTAGCACCCATGTTTTCCACTGGATCTCTTAAGATTATATTTTCAGCTACTGTTACACCGTCTTTTGTAATAATAGGATTACCTCCTCCATCTTCAAGTATTACACACTTACCGCTAGCTCCAAGTGTGGAGCTAACAGCTTTAGTGAGTTTTTCAATACCTTCAAATATTTTCGTCCTAGCTTCGTCACCGAAGTTAAGATTTTTAACTATCATATTTGACATAATTTAATTTAATTTAATTTAATTGTTATTTAAAGGTTTTTACGA